GCTAACATCTTCAGGGGTAGGTGCGTCTGGAATCTTGACCCCAAGCGTGTTCTCCACCACCTCTTTACCCTTGGCCTGTATTGCGCTGGAGAGTAAACCCAAGCCGTTTTGGGCTAATGTGCCAAGCAGTGACGCAACAATTGGGATCATTCCTTTTTCTCCACCTTATTTATCAATCGTTTAACTTGCTCTTGTTGCTGCTTTGTTTCTCTCTTCGTTTCAAGGATATCCAAGTACATGGCGCCAATGATGGGTAAAAGCAGACCAAAAACAACCACCATCGAGATAAATGCAATTATGAATCCCATCTCACTACTTTCATTTGGTGGATTGCTAGGAATAGGAGCTGGAGGTATATAAAAACGATCATCACTGCCGCTATTATTAGTCCCCTGTCTTGTAGTTGGTTTAGCATTTTTCTTCGTTGCCATGCCACCACCCTGTCCTTTGCTTCCTGTTCTAGTCTTTCCTTTTCTTGCTCCTCGTTGAGTCTTGCATACTCTTCTTCAAACCTTGACCACACTGCGCCCAAGGCTGGGTCAACTTGATAGATCAGGAATTCTCTTAGCTCGACTGACTGTCTCTCCAATTCGATTTGGTTGAAGACATTGTCAAGAGCCTGCGACTTGAGAGATTTTGTTTTTGGAGGATTGCGCTTTTGCTCTTCTGCTTCTTTCTTTACTTCTTCATGCGCCTCAAAAAACTGACCTATGAATCCAGAAATCTCTTTTGTGATCTTCGCCAGCTCACCGCCTGTTTGCTTTATGTCCTTATAAAGCGCAACGCCCTGCTTGATTGAGGCAATGGCAGCCAGTGCCAGGGTGAAAGGGTCCACATCACTTGTCTTGCTTGCTGTCTAGTTTGTCAAAGATCTGCTTCAAGATGGCCTTGATCTCAGCAATGTCGGATCGGTAGTCATCCTTTTGCACATAGCTGTGAGGTAGGTCGTTTACCTTGTCTTCCAGCTTCTGAATTGTGCGAGTCAAAGAATTGATTACATAGACGGCCAAGAATCCAGCAATGCTGAATACGGCATTGAAGATTTGTTGGTTATCCATTATTTGCTTCCAGTGCTGTGATTCGTGCTGTCAGGGCTGTGATGAGGGCTTGTTGTTCTTGGATGGCGGCGGTCAGTGTTGCTACCAAAAAGCTGGTATCTATGCCTTGAGAAATTATGTTCCCATTAGCGTCTACTGCATCTTTTTCACCGCTTACTGCTTGAGGGCAGACTTCAGCTAATTCATGGGCAATGAAACCTTCTGCATCAGAATTGTCTTCGTTCCACTTGTAAGTACAGGGTTTAAGCAAGGCTACTTTTGCTAGTGCGCCTGTCATTGGGGAAATACTATTTTTTAAGCGGTAGTCAGATGAAGTTACAAATTGCGTTGCCGCCGAATCTATTTGAATGCGCCCAACATTTGTTCCAGAAGCATTACCAAATGAAAGTCCATAATTTCCATTGGTCGAAACTTGTACACCAATTCCAGTGCCACCCGCTTTAGCCAAAACACTAAATAATCCATTTTGGAGTGTGCTTGTGGTGTTCACAAGCAAGTTGCCGCTGGTGTCGATACGACCACGCTCTGTATCGTTTGTCTTAAACGAAAGCGAATTATTGGTAGCAGTTCCAATCACGCCAAGATTTGCGCCATATGTAGCTGTTGAACCAGACATACCAACATCTAAAGCATTTCCAGCATCATTGTAAAAACGTGCCGCACTAAAGTTGGCCGCACTTGTTGAGGTTACACGAACTTGAAAATTGGTAGACGCTTGAGATACATGGAGTAAGGCCGATGGCGAAGTAGTACCAATCCCCACGCCGCCAGTGCCTTTAGGTGTAAGAACAATACTGATGTTTGTGTCGCCGCCAGTAGCCGACAAAACAGGCGCTGCACCTGTGGCTGCGTTGGCTAGTGTCAACTCATTGACCGCTGATGCCGTGGCTGTCAGTTTTAGCAACTCATTACCATTGGTGTCGATGACATCACCGACCAACTTCAGCTTTTTACCAGAACCGACATTCAAGCCAACTGATGTACCAGTACCAGCAGCCGCAAAGACTGCGTCCAAGCTATCTAGGTCGGTATTAATCTTCGTACCCCATGTGTCTGTTGACGCGCCAACCTCGGGCTTTGTCAATAATAGGTTTGTGGTGGTGGTATCTGCCATGCTGAAAACTCCTATGCGGCCTCTTGCCAAGTGATTGAATTGTCCGACAAATCAGTCCAACTTTCTGATGTGTCTGAAACTGGTGTCCAGCTCTCAGTTGAATTCGCAACTGGCGTCCAGCTCTCTGTCGTATCTGACTCAGGCGTCCAAGTCTCTGATGTATCGGGGATTGCACCCCATCCAAATCCGATCATTACCCCAACAGCGCCAACAGACTCAACGCCAATTATCGCAACCTCAATGGTCAATCCTGCAATTGATCCAACAGCGCCAGTTCCCTCAACGCCTGTGATGTCTTGGAACGATATGACCTCGGCCAACATCGTGCCAACAGCGCCAGTAGCTACATTACCACTGACAGATGTGGTGCTGGTGACGCCAACCGATCCAACCGCACCAGTCGCAGAATTACCAACTAAGTCAATTGCAGCAGACTGAGTGACGCTACCAACCGCCAAGGTTGACGCATTACCTGTAACCGCCTTGCTTGAATCTGCTAGAACCGATCCAACAGCGCAAGTGGCTGCATTGCCTGTAATGCCAACAGATACAGTTAATCCAACAGTGCCAACATTACCTGTGGCAATGTTCCCATTCTCTTGGACTGATATATCTTCTAATAGATTTCCAACAGCACCAGTCGCCTGGTTGCCGCTGATAACGACATTGCCTATGCCGTAGACGCCCCTGCCGTAATAGCCTGTGCCGTATGCAGCCATGTTGCTGCCCCTGCTTTAAGCCAGCCTGATCAGGCCAGTGCTTGCATCATTGGTCGGCATGGTCAGCGTGAATGTCCCAGCAGTCACTGTCTGACTGCCAAATGTGTGGACGCTGACTGCCTTGTTTGACTGAGTCGAGTTATAGATCAGGACCGCGTCAAAGGCTGTAGATAGGGTGACAGCAGAGTAGCTAATGCTGGCGCTGGGAGTCACAAAGGCTGTAGTGCCACTGGTGCTTGGTGCAGTGCCAAATGTCACTGTAACGCCGCCTGCGGTGTAGCCTGTGCCTGTCACCTCACCTGTGGAGCTGTAGGCTGTGGTGGTCGCATTAACAGTGGCGCTTGCCAAGTACAAAGCAGCCTTAAAAGTGTCGGCTGTGGTGGCAGCGCGGACAACGCCAGTGCCAAAGTTGTGGTGGCCGACAAGCAGCTCACCCTTGAAACTGGTACACATTGCTTGTGTATTGGCCATGATTTATCCCTTAAATTTGTTGACTGATGCCATCAGCAAAAACACCGCGCTTGAGCGCCATGTGGACAGATCGATGAACCATCTCACCAGCGAGCCAATACTCTACCCAGCTCGTTGTCTCGGTATCGTTCTCAACAGATCCCTCACGCTTCTCAAGCAATGAATCATCCATCTCGCCTTTGGTGGTGGTAACTATCATCCAAATGTCCTTGCTCTTGCCAAGATCGCGCCGCCTGATGTAGAACCCCGATCATCTGCAATCTGCAACTGATCCAGTCCTGCCTGATACAGCGATGACCATACAGAGATTCTCGCATCGTCTTGCAAGTATGGCGCAGCCTGTAAAAGTGAACCATACAAATACACATCAGGCGCTTGAGTCAGCAGCCAGTTGGTGGTGTTTGTATCTGATAACTTAGATAACTTTGCGTAATAGACCAGCTCAGCGGTGTACTCACCATCGGGAATTGGCAACAGTCTAAATTGACCTCCCACCACGCTGAAATACAAAGGCTTGCCGCTCGACAAGTAAGTCGTATTCGACAAAGAGTCCATGGCATCAATGGTTTGGAATGTCAGGTTGGTAACTGGATTGGTATTGATCTTGATGGCTTTGACTTCCAAGAAGTCATCAGGCACTGTGCCGTACTCAGCAGCAGCCGCAAATACGGCATTGGCACGCACAATCATTTGGCGTGTACGCAACTGGCGCTCAATCTGAGCCTCTGCCAAGCTGACAAAGTCTGAAATTGCAGTCGCCAAATCAGTGCGGTTGAGCCAGTCGCCAACCGAGGTCTTCAGCTCCGCATAAGTCGTGAGTGCCATCAGGTAACCTTTTCAGTTTCTTGGACTTCACGCATCACCCAAGTATGGTCATGCTTGAATTCAAACATCCCAATGTGGCCTATTTCCTTGCTCACATCGTGATCTATCCATATCTTAAAGCCTGCCTCTCTAGCTTTCTTACAGAAGAAAACATCCTCTCCAATGTAGCCGCGCTTGTCATGCCGCCAAGGTGTTTCAAACCAAGGCTCTGACAAAGCCGCAAACACATTGGCCTTGATCAGCATCACGCCCATACCAACTGAGCCAACTTCTTGCAGTCCAGTCGTTTCGGGCATCGTATATACCAACTCACGCTCGCCATTCTCTTTGTAAATCTGTGCGGTGGGTCCTGTAGGCATACGTCTGCGAGCGCAGTTTGTCGCCACAATGTCCAAGTCATGTTGCAGCAAACGCTCAATCATGTCGTGTGGAAACCGCATATCTGAATCAATGAAAAGCACATGAGTGCATTTCTCACGCATTGCATCTAGGCACAATTCAGCTCGCTGATTGGCGATAAGCGTCCCCTGCGATATTTTCAAGCTGATGGCATCATTGGTGTTCAATGTGTGGTTAGCCACCATGTTGACTAAATCATAGGTGAACATGGTGTGGACCATGTCACGCGCTGGTGTGCATACTGCGATGTATTTCATACTTGTCCTGGTCGTACACGAAAAAATCTGTTCTCTGGATCATTAAGCCAACGCTTCATATATTCCTGATCTTCGAGCTTGCCATCTGCTTTGAGCTGTGAATAGATAGACATAGGAATGCTGGCAACGCGGTGAAATTCACCTTTCCAGCCAGCACGTTCATCCACCATGTTGAACTCTTGCTTGTTCTCTTCAATGATGTCGGTTACATCTTGCTGCGTCTGAATCGTTGCCTCATCAGTCTCAGGGTTGTAGTGCCAGTAGCGTGTGATGCCCTGGTCTTTGTCTTCGCTGAATATTCTTTTGTCCATGTAAAAAAAGGGGGGATTGCTCCCCCCTCTTCCTTTGCTTCGTTTAAGAAGTTACCAAGTCTGCTGCCAGACCATGTGCGTTTTCTGCCAATACCTTGTGGCCCCATTCGACCAAAAGCATACGCTTCTCGGCATCACCAGTCTTCGCCAACTCGACTTGTTGGTAAGGACGGAGGACAACCATTTTTGCGTACTCAGGATCAAGCACCCAAGCGTCACGTTCGCGCTGGAAGCGGTTGGGGACAACTTGAACTTGACCAAAATCGCTGACATAGATGTCGGCTGCACCAATGATGGTTGCAGGACGATCACCGCCGTTGATGTTGTAGCGAGCTGATGCGATGCCAGAGAAACCAGACACGCGCTGCTTGTTGACAGGGCCAACCATCAAAATCTTTGGCATACCGCCTTGTGTCCATACTTTCTGAATCACATTCTTGAGAATGGTTTCAGTGAAGGTACGCACAGTGCCGTCAGTGCGAGCTGAGTTAGGCAAGGTGGTGTAGCTGGGATTTACGCCGTTGGTGGTGTCATAGTCCACGTTGGTCTTGATGTAAGCCTGCAAAGATGCAGTCACGCGAGCTGTGGTGGTGTTACCAGCAACAGCAATGCCGCCGTTCATCATCACAAACTCTTGGTCTCGCTTTAGCTCGCTGCCGCGTTTAGCTATTTGGTATGCTAATTCTGAGCGTCTGCCTGCCTTATTTACTACTTCTTCAGTATTTGACAAAACAATAGTCTTGCGTGAAATCTGAGCATAGTTGGTCAAGCGGACAGTAGCTGTAACTGAGTTAAAAGTTACATCATCACCCTCAAGCTGTGCGTTAGAGGAGGCTGAATCAAGGGAGTCTGTTTGGTATTCAAACAAAGTGTTGGTGATGTTTTCACGTCCAATGTTGGACATATAGGGGGTTTCTTCGGGAGAAATGTTTGTGATCACATTGCTCAAGTCTTCACGAATACCCTTTGCAGAGTAGGTCGTGAACGTGTTCGTTACGATAGCCATGATTTATTCCTTATTTCAAAAGTTGGAAGATTGCATTGGCCGCATCATCGACACGGCCAGTTTTCGCGACGCGCTGTTGTGCGCGAACTGCTTCAGTCGTATTTGAGACTCTTCCTGCTGCACCAGGCTTGGCAGGCCGAGGGCCGTTGTTGGTCACTGGCTTGATGTTGCCCCTCTTGGACATCATCTGATCGTAGAGTGCTGCCTTACGCAACATCAAGACCGCCCTGTGATCCACCACACTCTTCAACTCGTCTGGTGTGAATCCGATCTTTTGACCAAATTCCACAAGCAAAGCCTTTTCAGCTTGAGCCTTTTTAGCGTCTTTCCAATCAGGGATGGCCGCCAATAAAGCCTCTTGCTCATGCTGCAATTTCTGTTGCATGAACTGT